GTTCCTGCTCGGCGACAGCCGGGGCAACGCGCCCGGTGGCGCCTTCGAGGTGTCCCGCCCGGACAACAGCCGGATCAACTGGAACTACGGCCCGGTCAACCTGGCCGAAGTCCGCAGGGCCGAGGCCGAGTACCGGACTCTGGTGTCCACGTCTGTCACCTCCGGTGGCAACCTGGTCCCGACCGACTTCTATGACCAGCTGATCGCGCACTTGATAGAAGTTTCGGGAATTCTGCAATGCGGCCCCACCGTGCTAAACACTGCCGGCGGCGAGAACCTGCAGATCCCGAAGACGACCGCGCACTCCTCGGTGAGCGCCGCAGCCGCCCAGACGGCAGCGCTGGCGGCGTCCGACCCCACGTTCGGCCTGATCACCCTCGGTGCCTTCAAGTACGGCATCCTGCTCCAGGTCGCCCGTGAACTGCTGGACGACTCCGGTGTGGACCTCGTCGGCTACCTGGCCATGCAGTCCGGCCGGGCGCTGGGCAACAAGTTTGGTTCCGACCTGGTGACCGGCACCGGCACCACGATGCCGAACGGCCTGATGGCCACCTCCACGGTGGGTGTCACCGGCACCACGACCGGCAAGAGCGGCGCGGCCCAGTACAGCGACCTGGTCAACCTCGAATACTCGGTCATCGCCCCCTACCGTCAGTCGAAGTCCTGCTACTGGCTGGCGAGGGACGCGGCGATCGGCGGGTTCCGGCTGCTGCTCGACGGCCAGTCGCGGCCCATCTGGGAGCCCAGCATGGTTCTCGGGTCGCCTGACCTGCTGCTCGGCAAGCCACTGGTGGCGGACCCGTTCATGCCGGCGGTGGCCACTGGCGCCAAGTCGATCGCGTTCGGCGACTTCAGCCAGTTCTTCGTCCGCATCGTCGGCCCGGTCCGGTTCGAGCGTAGCGACGACTTCCTCTTTGGGACCGATTTGGTCGCTTTCAGGGCAATAATCCGTGGCGACGGCACGCTGGTTGACCAGACCGGCGCCATCAAGACCTTCCAGGGGCCGGCGACCTAGTACGTGAGCCCCGCCCGCTTATCCAAGGGCCTGGCGGGCGGGGCTCATCACCACAGCAGGAGGACAGGGAATGGCAACTTACGGCAGCAACAGCACCGAGGAGCCGGGCCAGTACCCGACCACGGAGTGGAGCGACTTCGGCCTGCCCGAGCAGAACTTCGGCTCAGGTGCGCCTGGTGGCTCACCCACCTCCAGCCAGGTGGACGTAGGCGACACGAACGAGCCGGGCCAGTACCCCGACCGTGAGACCTTCACTGGCGTCGCCCTCGGCGGCACCGGCGCACCCGGCACCCAGGGGATCAACAGCGACCTGACTGGTGGCCCAGACACGATCCGCGTCACCAAGCCGACGTTCTACAAGTCGATCTATGAGCTTGATGAGCCGGGGGCCGTCTGGGACGAGGCGAACGGTGCCGGCTACAAGCAGATCGTCGTCCGCGACTCGATCTCCGGTCCTAACGACTGGACCCAGGCGAGTGATGGCTCCTACGGCCCCGGCTACAACATGCCAGGCGTCGAAGGCAACACCCCGACCCCGGGCAGCGGCCAGTACCAGACCGGCGCGGGCAACGTCATGTATGGCGGGCGGCTGAACGGCACCGGCAACACCAGCCAGCACCCGTCGTGGTCGGGGCCTGGTACCTGACATGGCGTCCCAGTTCGCGCGTGCCGTAGCCAGTGCTCAGGCTGGCTACGGTGGGCGCGGGCGGGACGGCTCGTTCCGCGAGGCGCACAGCCAGCAGCACACCGATGCGATGGACCGCATGGACACCCACGACCGGCGGCTCGCCGCGCTGGAGGCCCTGGACCCGTCCACTCTTCACGCGGCTACGGGGGAGATAGAGAAGCCGGGTCCGCAGAATTTCGGGGAGACGTGATGGAAGACCTCACTGGCAGGTTCATGGCGAACCTTGTGCCCTCCTCGATGCAGGCGGGTAACACCACTGCGGACGACCCCCAGCTGGCCATGACAGCCCCCGGCTCCCAGTCCGTTCTGCCGGTGCCCGACAAGATGGACGTGCTCCCGCAGCCGACCTTCACTAACAGCGCCCCGATCCCCGTCGTGCACCCAGGCAAGCAGCAGCATGCCCCGTTCGCTCACGGGAACCGTGGCAACGGCACCTTTGAAACGATCAGCATCGGCGGAACGTGGAAGGAAGTTTAGCCATGCCCCAGCCCGTCTCGTCGCCAATCACCTCGACCCCATCGGTGGACGGCCAGCCGTATGACGCCACCTCGGAAGCGACTATCGGCCCCTGGGTGTCGGTCGATGACAGGAGCGGCCCCGCGAGCCTGCAGGGTGGCCAGGTGACCGGCGACTTCCCTAGCACTGCCCCGTGGCAGCAGGTCTAGCGCCTGCCCAGTTCGGTTAGCCGGCGGGTGAACGCCGGGTACCAGTCGATCTCTTCCCAGCCTGGCTGGCGCTGCGTGTCAAACTGCTGCCTGGTGAACAGCTCATCGACACCGATTCCCCACTTCTGTGTCCAGCGGGCGAAGCATTCGGCGTCGTGGTACGGCCCGTTGAAGTTCTGCCGTGTCTCCATCACTTCGCCGATCTTCGGTGCGCCACGCCAGAACCGGTCCAGCCCAATGTCGTTGTGCCGCATCTGCCAGACATGCTCGTCGTGGACTGACAGCCGGTCCGGGCAGGTTTGCAGGGCACGCAGCTCGTAGTCGGCTTCGGGGCCGCCGATGGCGCGGAACCGCTCATCGAACCAGCCGGTGGCGTTAAACCCGGCGAGTGACTGCAGCTGGACCGTGTCACCGTGCGGGGCGATATAGGTGTCATAGGTGCTGGTGATCAGCTCGTGCCAGCCGGGCAGTACCACCACGTCGTCCTGGGACATCAGGCACCAGTCGCGGGTCTCGAACGTGTGCCGCATGCACTGGTTCCAGCACCAGGCGATGCTCCCGGTCTCCCAGGAGGAGCGGAAGATGTTCCGCCATATCTTCACCTGCGGGTAGACGGCCTCGATCTCGCTGTAGTCCACGGTGGGGTCGTTGGCGATGAGATTGACCGTCTCGAACTTGAACGATTCCAGCCAGCCCTTGATGGTGGCGCTCAATGTGGCCAGCCGGCGGAAGCTCACGATCCACAGGGATACCTCGTCAGGTGTCACGGGTCCAGCCATTCGATTACGGTGCCGTATTCGGGGTGGCCATGGACCTTCTCCAGGTCATCCCAGCTTGCCCAGATTGAGTGCGAGCGGAACTCGGTGAGCCAGCGCACGCAGGCGGTCCCATCGCTGAAGACGACGCCCTCAAACTGAACTTCGTCCGGTGGGTTAGCCGTTCCCTGTTCGTAATATTCAGGTGGCGGGCTGGGGCGGTAACAGCGGAACCTTCTCATAGCTCCTCCAGCAGGGCGGTGCCGCGTGCCACCAGCACCTCATCGAGCGGCGGCGCGTGCAGCGGGGCGCAGTTCAGCAGGGACAGGGCGGCGATCACCATCACGTCGTGGGGGACCTCGCCGCCGAGCCATTCCCCCAGTGCAGCCATATGCTGCGGGCGCGACCGCCAGGGCCTGAAATCGCCCCGCCTGGCCCGCCCCCAGTGGACGATCATCCCCGCTACCAGTTTCGCCAGGTCGTAGCGCCGGTCACCCCAGCGGGTCTTGTCGGCGAAGTCTTCCCGCCAGTCGATACCGGTGAACGCGCCATCGGGGGAGACGATCACGTTGCCGAGGTTGAAGTCGCCGTGGAAGGTGACTGGCTGGCACCCGCGTTCCAGCTCGCCCCACCTGACGCGGGCCACAGCATGCTGCGCCATCTCGCGCAGTCCCGGCCGCAGCATCGCCACGCGGGTGAGCGTCTTCCCCCGGTAGAACCGGTCACAGTCCGGTGCCGGGTTCAGCACCCGCACCGTGCGCCACAGGTCACGCTGCGCCCAGTCCAGCAGCCGGGGCACGAGGTCAGGGTCACCCTCGGCGGCCTCATAAGCAGGGACGCCCGCCACATACTCGTAGGCGAACATGTGTGGCCGGGTGCCGGTCAGCTTCGGCACGGCGGCGGCGATGTCAGCCTGCCGCCGGACACGCCTGGCCAGCGAATCCCGATCTTCGCGGAACTTGACCACACGCCCCCGCTCAGGCAGCACATAGGTCACCTCACCCGGCTTGACCCAGTCGTAACCAGAACGTGCCGCGACCGCCCGTGCATAGGCTGTCTCGTCGCCGATGTCGGTCCAGCTGATCCGCCGCACAAACAGCGAAGCGAACCTGACCAGCTGGTCAAGCCCGCCGGTCACCTGCCGCTCCCCGGCGAGCAGGCCCGAGGTGGTGATGCCACCCCAGAAAGACGGCAGGTCACGGCGGGTGATCATCGCCAGCCCGGTGTAGGCGTCGCCAGCCGCTGGCCCGGGGACCTTGTCGTAGATCGCATACGCCATATGGGTGCTGGGGGAAGAGCTGATCCGGCACCACCGTTCGGGTGCGGTGCCCGCCGGGATAGGTGCGACCCCCGCCCAGGATTCCCCGCCGTGCCACAGCGCATCATCGGCCGCCCACAGCGTGTCGCACGAGGCGAAGATCAGGTCATCGCCGCCCACTTCACTGCGGGCAGCGAGCAGCGAAGTGCCGGGACCGCCGCGCGGCTTATCCCAGCCGGGCACGGGAACGAAGGTGATCTTGTGGTCGGGGTGGGCCAGGTCCAGGTAGTCCCGCACCTGCTCGGCGCGGTAGCCGGTGCAGACGATGATCCTCGCGCCAGGCGGGGCCAGGCCGATCTGATGGGAAATGACCGCCCGCCCGTCGAGTGGCACCAGCGCCTTATGCAGGGCGTCACCAGCCCGGCCCATGCGGGTGCCAGGACCGGCGGCAAGGATGACGAACGCTGTCATGTCCGGCCGTAATCGTCTTCGAGGCGGGTCGTGTCGGTGTCATCGTCATAGGTGGACACTTCGAGGTAGACCAGCGGTCCCACAACCTGGTGCGCCACGCCGGGCCTGATCCGCACCATGGCCCCGTCGCCACCAAGGGTCACCTCGCCGGCTTCGACATGGCCACCGCCGGACAAGATGATGAGCAGCTCGTCCTTGCGGTCGTGGCGCTGCATTGATGTCCGGTGACCTTCCTGCACAGTCAGGTACTTGATTGTCAGGTCGTGATGGGGGTCATCGAAGCACCGCATGAACCCCCATGGCCGGTGATCGGTCCGTCCGCTCGCCAGAAGCTGGGCGAGCAGATCAGCCGTGGGCGATGGCATCGCTGATCACCTCCCGGACGTGCTGATCGTCATAGGGGGCGAGGACGGCGGCCACCTTGGGTGTCTCCAGGT